CCCACTGCCAGTTCCAGTCGCTTTCTTCACAACAAACCAACCCAGCAACAATTGATTTAGTGTTTGGTGGTAACTTGACATACTGAATTAGGTTTCCAAAGACCCTATTTTGATCTCTTTCAAGTTTCTTTGCTTCTTCATCAACAACTTCCGCCTTTCGCTCTTGGGGAAGGTCCGCACGAAGCAGAATAAAGTTCCAACGTCGAATTTTTTCTTCAAAATTTTCCCTTACCACCGCATCGAAGTACTCTTGTACCTTATCTTCGTCAGCATAAGTGAATGTATGCATGGGTGCTTTTGCACGTCGTCCGTTATTGAAAATCTTATAAACGTTCCATTTATAACTCAAAAGTTCCTCCGTTGATTGATTGCCATACTATTATACCAAGAATGACGCTGTTTTTCAAGTAAATTTCTTCTACGTAGTTTGATTGTGAAAAGTGTTTAAATTTTGGAACTAGTGTTGGGTCAGACCAAGCAATATGCCAGAAGTATACATCATCTAAAATAATATCAATGTGACGAGTGCGTTTTACGAGGAAGCCAACGCCCCCAGTAGAATTATCAATAATAATGTCACCAGTACGTAAGTCAATATCGTCATAGTATTTGCTCGCATCTCTCATACCCTAAGTACTAGAGTAGTGCTTTAGTGTGCCTTCACTTATTAGTATTCTTAGGCTTCCCTCCTCATAATGATGGATTTTTTCATCATTTATGTCATTATTGCGTTTTGTCCAGTGAACATCCCAGACGTTGAGTTCATCTAATAATATATATTGGCGTACTAATATGCCAATTTCGTCGTTATACTCGTCGATAAGAATATCGCCTAGTTTGATGCGTGAATCTTCAACCATCTGTGCTGGCGGTCGCAAAGACCAAATTCATTTGTAGGAGTATCACTCTCACAATTGTTATAAGGCACTTTCATAATCTTTGGATCTTGCTCAACAGAAATCTGAAGCATGTAATCATTATATGAGTAATTGACCCAATCGACGAACTTATCCATAGATAAGCCTGAAAATGTAAATAAAATTCCAAGTCCGAGTAAAAAACTAGATAAAAACGCTGCCATTTGTTGAGGTCTCCTATGTAAATTCAAGATAAATAGATTATACTACAGTGTAATGTCCTAGATTTTTCCACATAATCCAATGACGTTTTCCGATCTTTGGAAACTTGACTAACATCATGTCAGTATTGGTATCAACCATAAGGACATAGCCCAATGACCTTTTATGATCTGAATGGTCTAGTATGAAGTTACCTTTACTTGCTTTCACAGTTTGATCCTATCAATGATATATGGGTGCTGAAGTGATAAGTCCTTATACAACTTCTTCATAATCTTTTTGGTGATATCAGCAATATCGTCCTTGACATCTTTTTTCTTCAATGCTTTTTTCAACTCATCTTCTAAAGCCTTCTTTAGTTCTTTGCTGAAAAGTGTATCTAACTCTTTCTTGACGATACCTTTGATATCTTCTTTATCAGTTCTAGTAAGTGCCTCTTGGAGGGGCTCAGGTGTTTTCTGCATATTACTCATAAAGATATCAACTTGGTTTTTTGGATACATTGTTAGTAGGGCAGCACGTAACTTATCAGGGTCACCATATGCATCTTTAGGATCAACGTCTACTGTTACACCAATATTTTCTTCTTCATCTAATACTTCACGTATAATTTTTCTCAATTGGTTCTTGGTGATATGCATAATTTTTTCCTTTTACTTATTATACCACAAAGTCTATCATGTAGTCAATATCATAACTGTTTATATCACTAATAAAAATGCGATATGGGACAGGGGTATCATCAAAGTTCATTATAACTAGATCACCGTCGTCACTACGCGACACTTTTCCACGCCATTCACACAATTTTCTATTATACATATTTTGAATACTACGATAAGCCAAACTGCTGTTCTCGCAGTGAGCGACTATTTCCTCGCGTATAGGTTCGTCGCTATCTTGACTTACAATCGTGTTATATGACCGCCAGTAAATCTCACCTCTACACTTAGGGCATATTGCGAATAGATCATATCGCTTACGATTTACTTCATCTACTACGTACCGGTTCATATATACCTAAATATATGGGAAATTTTTTTGGGGTATTTTTTAGGGGGCTAATATCTCAAATTTTTACCGGCGTATCGTGAGGGTGCTTAGCCGCGCCTGGCGGGGTGCTACAGTTTACCGAGACATATCCTGCGGGTAGGGAGGGGGGTAGGGGGGACCCCTATCACAGTTTAGTCTTTATTATTACATTTCCTGTAATAGTGTTTGCTCTCTCTTATAACGTAATTTGCATATACTGAACCGATAATGACGGTCCAACCTGCAATAAGGCAGAAGTATGCTGGGATCTTTATTACTTTCTTTATCATTTAGTGCTCTCGAAGGTGTGTTACACCACTCCTAACACGAATTTAGCCATTCGCGTAAGTGCTTGATATTACTACATATGTATTAAGGTCTTCCTTATAGGGAGAGGAACTTTAGGGGGGCATGTTAGGGCTCCTTTGTGTATAACACATTATACCACATTTATTTGGGTCAAGTCAAGGCATTTCTCATACTTTGTACTACTTATCTATGACATATAGCGTTCTTTACGTTGTTAGGGTGATATGGTATAAAGCACTCACACGTAATAGGCAAACATTATAAACAGTTATAATAACAACATCCATAAACAAACCTATAACTAAACGATAGTACACACCACTAAACACTAAGTGTATGTACTATGATACAATGTTCATAATAACATATGAGTTTGAGTTAGGGTTATTAATGCTTGCTTTCCTGTACTCATGTTTAGCATTATCATCTGCAAAGTGAACTGTAATAGTAACGTTACTTTCTCCTACTACTACACCTAACCAAGTGTTACCAAGGTCTTCTGAGATAAAGGGGTTGGTTACTTCTACAAGGTTTCCTGCTTTAGGCATGTTACTTATCTCCTTTATTAATGTTCTTATCTGCGATGTTTGCTTTGTCTTGTAGTGTCTTTAAGAAGGCTTGAAAGACTTTCCTATCTTCTCTGATCTGTCTTAGTTGTCTCTCAAACATCTCCTCACGCTCTTGTAGTAGTTTGCTGGTTCTGCTAAAGGCTTTCATGTATTACTCCTACTCTTACAGGAAGCAAGCGATAGAACGGTCATAACGGGCTTCTAACATGTCTTTAAGGTTGTTATAATCTTTCTCCTCTCGTAACACCCTGATAGCATTCTTGATACCGTTAGGGGTGAAGTATTGGCATTCTACATCATACCAGTTACCTCCGTTTACCTCTGCATAGGTATCACAGTACTCTTTGATAAGTTTAGCCATCTCTTTATCTCTCTTGTTCATGCTTTGCTCCCGTTACGGCTTAGAAGTTCAAGGTTGGTTAGGGTATACATGTTTCCATCACATAATGACGCGTAAGGGTTTATACGCATCTTAGGATTATGGTGAGTCCACACAACTACCCCAATACTATCTTTATTACTACCCCTCTTTACTCTTACTAAGTCTCCTGCTTGAACATCAGGGAATCTGTTTACTACTTTCTTCGGCATAGTAACCTCCTTAGAATGGTGAGTTAACATACTCGTATTCGGTATAGTAGAAAGGGTTATCCATCCTAAGACCCTTGACAAACCAGTCGTGATCATAGTCGCTAACATCGTTATCAAGGTAGTCCATTACAAAGTCAGCGGAACAATTGTGATACATGTAGTTAGCAGTAGCCATTGTATCCGCTTGGCGTCGGGTAGGGACATTGTAGTTGTTGTAACTGTAAAGGTGAGATCCTCTATACATGCTTTACTCCTTCTATCTGTTATACTCTTGGATCTGTCTCAGACGCTGTAAGCGTCATCCTCGTTAGCGCCTTCGGCGGTGATAGGGTTGCCCTTGTCCATGCACTTGCGCCATAGGCGAAGAGCCTGAGTGCGAGCCTCATAGTTGTTACGGCTCCAGGCTGGGCTCTGAGCCCACTCAGGGGTCTGAGCGTTAGGGGAGAAGGAGACGCGGCGTGCTTTGCGGATCTTGCTCATGAGAACTCCGAGGAGGTTGAAGGGTCGGGGTGAGTCCCTATCTTCTTTATAATTATACGATAGGCGACGAGGGAAGTAAAGAGAAATCTTTGAAGGAGCGGACACTTTCTGTCCGCTTACATTATCAGGCTTCGGCGGTAGCGCCAAGTGCGGCATAAGTGAGGTAGAAAGCCTCAAGTTCGTCAGCGTCAAGAGGACGCCCCTCTTCTTCTTTAATCTCCTTCCTAACCTGCTCAAACTGAGCGCGGAGGCTTAACTGGAGCGCGGCGGCGCGGAGGTTGTTGGTAGTGGTCTCAAGGGTAGTGGTCTCGAAGGTCATGTAGTGCTCCTGGTGATAATGAAGGTTTAAGTTAACTTATGCGCTCTTGAGAGCAGGGTAGCGCTCGCCAACGCCGTAGTGAACCCAGATTGGACGACCCTTGAGCTTGAAAGTGCCGGTTCCTCCTCGCTTATGGTTCACGCGCTCAACCTGGACGACGATTCTGGGGGTTCCTCCTTTGTTAATGATGATAAGGTCTCCAGGGCGGAGAACCTCTGCATAGCGATGAACGATGTTGAAGACTTTGCCGTTAGGGGCGGTGAACTGGGTCATGAGACACTCCTGTCTTGTAGGCTTGGCGTCATCTCCATCCTACATATACATTATCGCACAAGCGGGACCTTTAGGTCAAGAGAAATCTTCTTCTCTGCGGACAAGTTCTGTCCTCTCATAAACAGGCTCCAACCACATGGGATGAAACTGAAGGACAGCCTCTCCGAAGCGGACCATGTAAAGATATTGTGACTTTCCCCTTCTCTTGATCCCTGTGCTCCGAAGTTCGACCACGAGCCCGATCCGAGATTCGGTCATACCAGGAGAGTGAGTCCCCTCCTTAATACGAACCAGATCCCCTACCTTGAAGTCTCCTATCACGACCTTCATACGTCAATCGCGATGACTCTCTCTTGAGTCTTTATAATCTTATTACCCTTGCTCATGTTCTCTCCTGCTTCAAGTGGCTGAAGGTTATCAAGAGCCCAGCACCGAAGGAAGTTAGGATGATCATAAGAGTCATAGGGTAATAGGCTCTGCGGATAGACATGATCAACATGCCAATAAGAGCCATAGTTATCCCAAGACATCTTATCGTCAAACTGACTTTCAAGATGCTCAACAAGGTCTTGAGGAGAGTAAGGTAAATAATCAAATGTTCTTCTCTTCGTCTTCTTACCTTCAAAGATCCCGTGAAGAGTCTTCCTGATAGAGCGTGATACATTATTGCTGATGCGATAAGATGGATCTGTTCTTCTCTTCTCTCTCAACCTTTCTCTCGTCTTCTTCTTCGCTTCAGGAGTAGACATTCTTATCCTCGCTCGCTCTCTCAAGTGTTCCTTATTGCGTTCATAGTATCTCTTGCTTATCTCTTTCCTATGTTTGCTGTTATACTCTTGGATCCTCTTCTTATGCTTCTCATGGTATTCCTTCTGGTACTTGGCAGTACACACTTTACAAGTTCCTTTGAATCCGTTAGTATTTCTCTTCTCTTTAGGAAAGTGATCTTCAGTTAGTGGTTTATCTTCTTTACACTTCTTACACTTCATGGTGTTTCCCTCCTATAACTAAATAGTCATAGAAAGGATTTCTTGCGTAAGAAAGTTCACTTTATACATCGATGGCGATAACACGCTCTGCTGTTTGGAAATATGGACGCTTAGCGTATTCTGTAGTGGTCATCCACATACGCTGACAAGTGGACTTGATAGGCTTAGGAGCACATAGGTCAGTCAGGATAATGTGACCGTCAAAGTTCTTCTCATTGACATACTTGGTAGGAGCGTTGAAACAAGTGCCACCATACATGACGCGCTCTGTATTGCGGGACTGTCCCTTCTTCCAAACATAGATCTTATCCTCTGCTACCTTGGTATCAAAGGGGATGACAGTAAACTCAGCGATACTCGCAAGTTCATTTAGTTCGGAGAAGAACGCAGCGAGCATAGCATCATCCACAGATCCGGACTGGTCGATAGAGATAGCGATCTTGGCATGACGGCGGACTCGCTTGCCAGGATGGACTTTAGGGAATCGCCTGTTGATACGACGGGGAGTAGAGCGACGGTCAGCACGCTGGGAAGTCTTGACGAAGTAACGAAGAACTTTACGCCAGTCTACTTTAGTCTGGATCTTCTCCATGATATCACGACGAACAGACTGTGAAACCGATCCCCAGTTACGAGCCTTCTGTGCATCCTCGGCAGCCTTCTTGATAGCCTCTTTGAGACGCTCTTTAGCGATCTCCTCGGATGTACCGTCAACCTCGCCAAACTGATCGTGATTATCAAGCGAATCGGCACCACCGAAAGGATCTGAAGGTGAGCCTCCTTCTCCCTCTTGACCTTCACCGCCTTGACCTTGCTGCTGCTGCTCCTCGTGCTCTTCCTGCTTCTTCTCAAGAGCCTGAAGATACCACTCGTAAGTCATTCCAGCGGGAAGGTCTTCAAAGGGTCCCTCACCAGGGAGACAGCCCTTGAGAGGCTCTCCGGAGGGCATCATAGGTCCAGGGTCCTTCTCACATGGAAGTTTACCCTGCATCTCAGGGAGACCGTTGATAGCCAGATCCATGGCGATGTTATCAATGCGACGGATGCCATCCTCGGGCTTGCGCTTGGTAATATGCTCAAAGATGATGTGATAGAACTCGTGCATCAGGATCCCAAGCTTGTGCTCGTCTGAAAGCTCTGCGAAGAACTTAGGATTATACAGAAGTTCAAACTGCTGACGCTCAGGATTGATACAGACGCCAGCCGTAGGAATAGAGTCAGTAGGGGTCTTGTCAATGCGACGAGACAGGGATGCGAAGAATGGCTCTTGCATCAGCAGGCGAGCGGTGTGCATGTTGAGGTTGAAGTCAGTCATCAGATGCTCCTTTATCCTTACTTAACTATTATCTCATAAGCGAAAGAGCAAGTCAACGATAATCTTCTGGCCACCGGACAGGATTTGTCCGGGCTCTGATCTTCGCCTCTTCATGGTGAGTCCATAGCCAAGTAATCCCAAGAGAAGCAGCGAAGAGAAGGACTGGCCAGAGGTTATACATAACCTTCAAGATTACCAAGAGCAGGAGCATGCTACCGCTCGGATCCTCTCCTGGGATGATCAGATTCTGGATGAAGGAAGGATTATCAATCGGTAACATCTATTCTCCTATACTCTGCTGCTAACGCTATGTCATGCTTCCAAAGGGTCTTGCCACTTTCAAGTATCTGATAAAGCAACCTCTCCCTCATGTCACCATAAGCGAGCCTGTTACTCTTATCCACTTTCAGTATAAGACAAGGCTTGTTAGTTCTTCTGTTTACTACAAGGTCTCCAACCTGCGGGGGCGGCTTGCCCCCGACAGGATGATAATCGTCATTACCCACCGAGGATAGCCACGAGATGATCAGAGACGCTCACTCCTTCGGAAGTAGAAGACTGGTGGAGTGCTACCACGTTGGTAACGTTGTCGGCATCACCGAGGACAGTCCAAAGTTTCATAGCAACCTCGGAAGGAAGGGTAACAAAGTAGTTAGCAAGATTCTGAATCTGGTCGCTGGACAGATCCTGCTTGAAGACAGCCTCAGCCTCAAACTTCTCCACCATAGCGGAGTGGTCATTAATGCCCCACTCAGCAGTCTTCTTGATCTCGCCCTTGTTAAGAAGGTCATCGACGCTAACTTGCCATCCGTAGTTAGCAACAAAGTCGCGAAGAGTTACAGCAGCCTCGAAACCAAGGAAAGCAGTAGCAAGGTTGAACAGAAGATCAAGGTTACCATTCTCCTCGAATACACCGGTAGGAGCAGCAGTATCGTTGAATCGCTTCCAAGAACGGCGGGAAGGATAAACCTTGTTAGGCTCAAACTCGCCGGTATGCTCCATGTGAGTGCGATTCTGGTTCACAAAGTCCCAAACAACGCCATCAACCTTGTCTTTCGCCCAACGCAACCAGTCCTCTGCGGAAGGCTCAACATCGAAGACAGTCCAGCGATCAAGCTCTGCGGGGTCCATCTCACCAACCTGATACTGAGCACCGTGCTCGCCACCATTGACGGCGGCGATGATGATGGTATCCTGGTGAAGATGCCATCCGTTGATCTTGCGGCTGTCGGTCAACTCGAAGAGACCCTGACGGACTTCCATAGTAGCACGGTCAACCTCATCCAGGAAGAGGACTACGGGCTGCTCACAGGCGGTTACAAGCCAGTCGGGAGCGTTCCAAGTGGTAGCCTTGCGACCATTGATAGAAGTGTCAGCAGTATCAGGGAGACCGAGGAGATCGCCCTCGGTCATCTGGGAAGCACGACGCTCGACAACGGGGAGCCCCATGTTCTTAGCGATCATGTAAACAACCTCAGACTTGCCGACGCCATGACGACCACGGATGAGGATAGGGAGACGCCCAGCGATAATATGAGGAGCGACGTTAAGGAAGGTAGCGAAGTCAACAGCCATGAGTGTTCTCCTTGTAGGGGGTGAATCTCTATCCTACTTAATAAGTATACCAGAGGCGGGGCTAAAGGGTCAAGAAAAAAGTGAAAGGCTCCGGACAGATTCTGTCCTCAGCGGCTGCAGCAATCAGGCTGTGACCAGTTATCATACTGCCAGTCGGAGATGCGGCGGTCCTTACAGAGCATGTCCGTAAAGTTATTCCAAGCCTCGCGACGAGCAGGCCAGTCTGGGATGCCATCCCACTCATAACGCTTAATGGTTGCGGGGAACTCATGAGCCAGGAATTCTTCGATGGCTTCATCACGGGTCATTACGGAGGGAAGGTTAGCAGCCATGGGGCACTCCTATCAAGTGGCGGGGTTCATCCCCCATCCACATTTACATTATCGCATAGGCGGAGACCGAAGTAAAGAGAAATCTTTATTCTTGCGGTCAAGTTCTGTCCGGTCTTTATTGTCTTGGTTCTTCGTGGGTTATGGGGGGATGCTGATGGTGCCGCTGTCCTCGTCGCGTCGCTTTACCAGCCGCTCGATAACTGCCTTTCGGCGCGCTCTATTTCAATTCAAAAGTTTAATGATTCCCCATAGTTAAGAGCAAGGCGTTCGTTTGCGGCTTTGAACGCCCAATACCATATATATCCATCAGCGATCCCCCCTGCCAGGGTTAGACCCTGGCCTTCTTGATATCCCTCTCCTCAACCTCAAAGGTCTCGGAGTTACCTACTGCCAAGAGCAGATAGATCTTGTTTCCTTTACAGGCTGATTCCGGAGTTCTAACGCCGGCTTTAATGACGAGAGCCATCTTAGCGGGTCCAAACTTATGCCGGAGATACCCCTTGCAAGTAGAGCGGAAAGATACCATAGAACCAGGAGAATAGAGAGGAGCGTCCTCGACCCCAGCAAGGATCTTTGCTGCATACTTGTTCTCGGTAATCCGCTGATAGTCCTTCTGGGAAGGAACAACATCAGGGTTCCTACGGTACTCTCTGACGCTTGCCGTATAGTATCCGGTCCTCTCATAGTAATCCACCATGATAGCATAACGCCGCTTCTTCTCATCATCCCAAGAAGAAGCCCACACTTCCCGCTCGCTGATAAGTTTATCAACGATCTCAGGAGTCCAAGCCTCCTGGACCTTCTTGAGATGAATACTCTGCCCGACGGTCAAGTCGCGACCAGCCCTAACCTGCTCCACAATAGAAGAGACGAACCTTCGAGTCCACTCGTCAGCAGGAGCACGCTCAACATTCTTCTGAAGTTCAACAAGATGCTCGTATCCCTCCACAGGAGTAGGGACTTCGGCATACCGCTCTTCAAGATTGACGAGGATCCTCCGGCGTCCAACGGTCAGGGCTCGCTTCCGCTTGTAGTAATCATAGAGGCTCTCGATGAAAGTCCGATCATTACTCGTGATGTAATCCTTGGCGAGGAGAGCATCGAATCGGTCAGCGTAGGTCTTTCGGGGCATCAGTCACTCCTTTATTCTTTAACTATTATCCCACAAGCGGAAAGGAAAGTAAAGAGAAAAATGAGAGCCACCGGACAAAAAGTGTCCGGCAGCAGAAAGGTTAGTGATTTCAATAAGTTACGCTTGCGAGATGTTGCTTGACTGCTGGACTTTCTTTATCATACCACCCCTCGGGAGGAGACCAGTCGGAGCCTCGGGACAGAAGGATGCAGCAACTATTCGGATACCTCATAGCCTCTGCTCTTTCTTTGAGATCCTCTGAATCAATCATACGCAGTCCTCCGATAATCGCCATCTTGTTAACATTCACGCGATCAGCAGTGGAGTTAGGATCATACTCGGTAGCCTTGCCGGTCTCGATTTCAACCGCTGTATAGCATCCATCGATTATTTGCATCGGCATGGCCATGACCCTGATCTGCTCTTGTCTTGAGCGGGCAGTCCCCATGGGCATGATGTTGACAATGGGATTACGAGGATTGGTAACGCTGATCTTATCAAGGTCGAAGCCAGTAACCATGTAAATATACTCATGGTAATCCCATCTTCCATCTTTCTTGCCATACTCAAACTTTGCGATAAGAGAGCCAGGAACAACGCCCTCCTCGTTTAGGATCTTGACTACAAGGCGGCGATAATCCTTGTTTGCTGCGTGGTATTTAGCAGCGTCCTCTTTCATGAGAGAGCAAGAACGGCGAGTATGACCAGCAGCCTCAACATAAGCACCCCTGGCCTTACAGTAGGTACAGCGAACGGTACGCTTCTTCTTCTCCGTAGGCGTATTGGTAAGGGGATTCTTACCAGTCCGATCAGAGATCTTCTTTACATAATACTGCATGGTGCGAAGCATACTGGTATGCTCAGGGTGCCCCTCGCCGTGAGTCTTCGCAATCTCTTCTACTCTTCTCTTGGCGGTCTCAAAGGAGTACTTCAGATCAGAAGTTAGTTGTGGGCAGGACCTTCTATTGTGTCCAAGAGTTCCGCAGTATCCACATGAGTTACGAGCCATCAGCAACCTCCTGTCTTGAGCTTATAAACTATTATCGCACAGGCGAGAGAAGAAGTAAAGAGAAATCTTTCAGTCTTCGGACAAGTTCTGTCCGCTTGATAATGGCTGAATGTTGAAGCGGAATACGGCGTGAGGGGTGCTGTCTCCGCCTACATAACTGATGATCGGATCGTTGTCCGCATCGAAGCCGACGATAAGAGCGAGTGCTCCTCCTCGGATAGCGCTTATAGGAGTCCCAGGTAGATGCCTGATGGTTGTAACAAGGTCACCGACTTTCATTTAGAACTCCGTCATGAATCTTATAAAGTACCAAGCGAGAAAGCAGGTTGTAAGTACCATAGCGATGTCTGCTGGTTCAAGGTGGGGGTTTGGTTCTTTGTCTTTCATCTCTAACTCCTTGTAATCACTAACTATTTAGCAACCTGGAACTCTCCGAAGATTCCGCTGATGATGTTATCATGCTCCTTCAAAGCCTTCTCTCGTCGAGCGTTGAACGCAGCCTCTTCTCGTCGCTGCTCCTTCATTCGCTCACGAGCACGGATCCCGATGTCAACAAAGTGGTCCTCGGTGTGAGCAAAGTCCCAGTCATCGGTATCATCATCCCACTCGACGGTAACAGGGGTCGGCTCCTCAAGGGCTCGCTCCAAAGCCTCGCGAAGATCAAACTCAATAGCCAGCAGATCCTCTCGGACCATAGCCTCCTCTCCATTGATAGGATCCATCTCGACGGCAAGGTTAGTGACGGCTTCAATCAGAAGCTCAAGCTCGTTAGGGGTGAAGAGGACGGCGGTAGTAGCAGCACCAGACATGTAGTCTCCTGTCTTGAGGTTATAAAGTATTATCGCATAAGCGAGGGGTTAGAGTCAAGGAAAAAATGAGAGGGGGCGGACAAGTTCTGTCCTCAAGTAGCCTTTCCTTTATTATTGGCGTTGCCCGCGTTGTAAGCAACATGACGCATCGGACGACCGCCGATAGTGGTCTGGGAACCAGACAAATGACAGGACTTGCCCTTGTGAAAGCCGGTGACTGCCTTCCAAGCCTTGGAATAAGCGGTGCGGTCTTCCTGGCTTTCAAAGGCGACAATGGAGATCCCAGCGGACTTACCATCGCCAGCCTGTAATCCAAGATACTTGACGGTGCGCTCGGTCCCAAGTTCAATCACGCAGTCGGGACATTCATTAACCTTACCGCCAGCCTGACGCTTGTGTCGAGAGCGAAGGTTGAAGTCCATGTCACAGTGGATACAAGTCTTGATCATCGGGTGGCTCCTGTCCTGAGTGGATGACCTATTAAACCATAGGCGGGAGGCTGGGGTCAAGGGAAAAATAAATGGGCGGTCAAAAGTTGTCCGTTAGGGCTTAATAGTGGAGGGAACAACCTCGTTCATGTAGAGCCCCCCTTCAAACATATACATGGGCTCTTGCCAAGCTCTGTGGATGTCTCTAAGTTCATCTGATGAAAGCCTCATGAGATCCTCATGAGAGCCGAAGAAGCAAGTCTCACCAAACTCGTCACGATGATCATCATCTTTGGATGCCCCGAGGATGCTCCAACATTCTTCTATGGCATAGATCAATGCCCCTTTCCGAGTCATGTGGATGGAAGCGAAAGAACTTCCGTCAAGATGACCAACAACCGTCCAAACTTTCATGAAGCCCTCTTTGCTTTGCTGTCCTCAATAATCTTCTTTGCCCAGTCCTCATTGAACTCTGCGGCATACTTGTCGCGGAGGACCAGGATGCTCTCACCCTGCTTCTTCTCTCCCTTTAACTTGTACCCAGGGATCAAGAACTCGGTGCCGGTAGGAGCACCAGCGAAGACCGAGCAGATGGCGTAAGGGACTGACTTCCAGCGAGACTTATACTCGCCGGTGGCCTTATCTTGCCAAGTCCGCTTAAAGCGGCGAAACTGCATGTCCACCACTCGGGCTTGAAGATTGCCCTCCGCTCTCGGGATAATAACAAGGTCATTCTTCTTGAGGTAAGCCATCGGTTACTCCTTCGCTCCAGGTTATGCACTATTAAACCATATGCGGTGACTTGAAGTCAAGAATAAAAATAAAAAAGCCGGACAGAATCTGTCCGGCAAAGTAATTGTCAGCCTTCAACCGCCTGAATCAAGCGGTCAAGATACCATCTTGCTTTCTTTAGGTCCTCCAGAGGCTCACCCTTGAACCGGTGGCGGGCAACATACTTGATAACATTGCCCTCGCTAAAGTTCATATCCCAATCTTCTATGACATCAATAACTTCAAAGGATCCTTGATTGTAGTGAGCAGGATTGTTTACATTTTTATTTTCTTCAGACATTTCAACTCCTTATGATTACTTGACTACCAGTGCTCGACCTTGACCACTGAATGTATTGAAGAAGATAGGAAGACCATCAGGACCAGTGAGGTAGCCTTGGGTACTGTGATAGACCATAATAGCAGCCTCGCCAGCCGACATGTCAGTAGGAAGCTTGATAGTGGCGTTTCCATCGTCCTCGACACGGCAGATAGTGGTGGTAGCAGAGTCTGGTGCCATTGCCATGATGATTGCACCGTTCGGATCGTTGGTAGAGCCATCATAATTGACGTTTACATTACCGCCATCGGTCTCAAGTGGGGCATGGTTGTCCCACTTTGCCATCTCTGGAATGGTTGAGAATGAACTTTGCTCCCAACGATCAAAGTAATAAGATGGATTTCCGTCAGTTTGGATAGAAATAGTATCATCCTCACCGATACCAAGGTCATTCTCCTCGATATCTCCACCGTCAACCGAGTGAGTGGTCCAAGAATAGTAAGGATTACGCTCACTTGTAGTCTTCTCTTCGATCTCAACATCCTTGTTATCAAACATAATCGTGAGATCACCAACTGATCGTGAGCCTTCAATGCCCGAGAAGTCGCCTCCACCCGGCATTGTAAGCTTGTCAGCAGCACTGTAGGTCATGCAAGTATCCATTTCAAGTTCCCACCATGGATTACGGCATTGTTCAGGGTCTCCCTGCGGATCCCAGAAGTGAGCACTAAACTGATCGTGGTCTCCAACCTGTCCAGTACCATCTTGAGCCTGGAGATTACTAACATTAATATTTCCAGCAATGCGACAAACATCAATCTGAATCTCATCAACATCTTCACAGTCAGCAGCAGAGGAACCTGCACCACCCATAAAGACGGATGGAAGCGTATTACTATACATCTGACCGTTTACAACGGTACTGGCAATGAAGGAAACTGTATCCCCTACCATGATATCACATACAAAATTTCCATCCTCATCGGTCGTTACAATCGATGTTGATTGAGCACCCTGACAAACAACCTCGGCACTACGGACAGGGAACTTGATAATGTCAGTTACACGCCCATAAGCACAAGAAGGAACATAGCCCTGATCACAGTTCCACCAGGAGAACTCGTTAGCATTGAAAGTAAATGTAAGGTCTCCATCCTCATCTTCGGAAACAACGCCAACGCCAGTC